GACGTTGAGGATTTAGATCAGGCAGTATTTCAGAAGATTATTGATAAGAATGGTGATGATTCTGATGTTGCAAGGGTTGAGGTAAAAGGGCAGTTTCCAAGGACAGGTTCAAATCAGTTGATTGGTTATGATATATTGACTGAATCGTGCAAGAAACATTTGGAACCGCATGAATATGAAGGGAACGCTAAGATTGTGGGGGTAGATGTTGCGCGATATGGTGAAGATTTAAGTACGATACAGAAGAGGCAGGGATTATTTGCGCATGAACCGATGGGATTTGCTAAATGTGATAATATGACGCTTGCGGGGATTATTGCTAATGTCATGCTGGAATGGGGTGCGGATGCGTGTATGATTGGTTCGGGCGGTGGCCAGGGTGTTATCGACAGGTTGAGGCAATTAGGTTGGAATGTGATTGAAGTTGATGAAGGTGGTAGTGCTGATCGTAAGGATTTGTATTTGAACAAACGTGTTGAAATGTGGGATAAGACGGCAGAGTGGTTCTTGGCAGGTGGTGTTATTCCTGATCATAAGAGGTTGAAGGAAGATTTATCGTCCCCTATGTATTCATATACTCAAAATACAAATAAAAAGGTATTAGAATCTGCGGAAGCAATGAAAAAGAGGGGTTTGCCTTCTTTGGACTTTGCAACTGCCCTTGTTATTACTCATGCTTTTGATGTTGCGCCTACAATGGGTGGGAATAAACATTATGGCCAGGCGAAGATAGAAACTGAGTTCAATCCGTTTGATATGGAAGAAGGTATTAGAAAAGAGAGAGTTACGGTTAATTACATGACTGATTTGGAAGGTAGAAGGATAAGTTGAATATTTTCCTTGACAATGTATAATATTCGTGTTACGAACGTGGGATTCGTGTTACTAATAAAGCATTTGAACGATTAAGAGAAATCTAAATACAATTAAATAGTTTTTCTTGGTTCGCTACCTTGGGAAGCAATAAAGTAAAAAGAGAAGGGCAACTTGACTGTCATGTAGTCAAGCTGCCCTTTTTTATTGCCATAAACAAATATTAAGGAGATATATCAATGTGTGGAGGCGGATTATTTGGAGGTGGGCCAACACCGGCAACACCTGTTATTCCTATTCGAAGTCAGCCTAAATTAGCGGATGAAGGGGTAAGGAAAGCTCGGAAGGATACGGAGAAGAAGGCTAAGGCCGGTTCTAATCGTGGTGGTACTTTGATTACAGGGCCGGGCGGGTTATCAGGAGAAGCATCAACTCAAAAGAAAGTATTATTGGGGCAGTAGAAATAATGGCAGAACTAAAACCAAGATCAAAGTTTAATCAGAGATTTGTTGAGTTAAACAATATCCAACAGCAACACGTAGGTAAATGGAAGGATATTCGGGATTATCAGGCTCCGTATAGAGGAAATTTCATTGAAGATGAAGGGACTCAAGGTAGCCGTAAAGATTTAAAGATATTTAATGGTACTTCCGGTTTATCTCTTAGGACTATTCAAGCGGGGCTACGTGCAGGAATTGCAAGCCCGTCACGTGTATGGTTTCGTCTTGCAATGGCAGACGATGAACTAAGTGAACGTGCGGACGTAAGGGATTGGTTAAGGCAGACTGAGACTGTACTTTACCGGATATTTGCAAAATCTAACTTTTACAATGAAATAGCTCTTGTCTTTCTGGAAACTCCCGCATTTGGGCAATGTCCATTATCAATTGTGGCTGATAACGATACAGTGGCACATTTTGAAGCGTATACGATAGGTGAATATTTCATTGCTACAAATTCAAAGAAGCAGGTTGACGTATTATACCGGCGAATATATAAAACTGCCGCACAACTTATAGAAGAGTTTGGAAAAGAAAATGTATCTCAAAGTGTTTTAAATATGGGCAATGGTAGTGGTGCTGATCAAAAGGTGAAGATTATTCATGCGGTGGAACCAAACGATACAAGAATACCGGGCATGATAGATAATAAAAATAAAGCATATAGAAGTGTTTACTATGAAGAAGATTCAAAAGTTGATGATAATGATTTCTTGAGTGTGTCCGGTTTTGATACATTTCCTTATGCCGTGCCAAGATGGTCGGTAAATGGTTCTGATCCTTATGGTACAGATCAACCGGGATTGGTTGCCTTGGGTGACGCGAAACAATTACAGAACGATACATTGGAGAAGGCTAAAGGGTTGAGGTTGAACATGAGACCTCCTTTGCAAGCAACTTCCGATTTAAGGAATGCAAGGTTAGTTAATATCCCAGGTGGTGTCACATTCACTAATCAATTTTCTGGCGGTGGGCAAGGTGTTCGGACATTATACGAAAATAAAGTTCCTCTTAATGATATAAGGCAGGATAATCTTGAAACGGAACAAAGGATAAGAAGTGCTTACTATGTGGATTTGTTCTTGGCGATTCTTTCAAATAACCGTCCGCAGGATATGAAAGCGGAAGTAGCATTCCAGCTTGATAAAGAGAGATTGGAAATGTTAGGACCGGCTTTGGAAAGTTTTAACAATGATTTACTCGATCCGGTAATAGATAGAGTATTTTTCCTTGCAGATCAAGCGGGTATATTGCCCGAAGCGCCGGAAGATTTAGAAGGTGAGGGGTTAAAAGTAGGTTATGTATCGTCATTAGCAAGAGCGCAGAAGTTATCAATAATCGGGAATATGGAAAGGTTGTTCGGATTAGTAGGAAGCGTTGAACAATTAATCCCTGGAACTATAGATAAGCTTGACGGTGATCAATTTGTGGATGAAATTGGTGAGGTATTAGGAACACCAGGCAAAATAATCAGGTCTGATGAAGAAGTTGAAGAGGTCCGGAAGGCCCAAGCCCAATCAGAGGCAATGAATCAGGCATTACAAGCGAGTGTTGCCGGAGCAGGTGCGGCTAAAGATTTATCACAGGCGAAAGTCGGGCAAGGTAGCGTTCTTGACTCATTGGTAGGGTCATAATAAATGAGTGATAATATAGAATTTGATAGTGATCTTGACATTATAAATGATCGTATAAAGGATGCGGAACTATATTTAAGTGTTTGCATCAGAGAAGTAATGGGTACGTCACATGGTAGACATTTCGCACTCTGGTTACTTGAAACTAATAATTTAAACGGTGATGTATTTGATGCTGATCCGTATATTCATGCGCTTAGAAGTGGTGGCCGGGCGGTTGCGGTTGCGTTAAGAGATAGATTATTATCTGATTGCCCTGATAATTACTACAAGATGTGCCTTGAACATAAACATAGAGAACCAGAAGATATAAATAGCTGATAGAAATTAGAAGGAGGTTATATTGATGTTTAAGAAAATTTTATTCGGATTGCTTTTGTCAATGAGCATTACCACTGCACTTTATGCCAGAGATTCTAATGGTGTAACGGTATACGATTATACCAATGGAATGAATATTGATCATTATGTTGCATATAACCCAACGTCAGCGACATATGTGTACAATGATATTGGTGGTCAAACTGCTACTTCTGGTTCTGTTGATATGCCAACTCGCCTTAATGCCAAAACATTAAATATATCTGTACCGACTCTTGGCTCTACAAGTATAGACTTTAGGCTTGAAGGTAAAGTAGGTACGACAATGACGACATGGGCAGACCTAAAATATAACTGCTTATCGGCTTGGGGTTAAAGTTAACACGAATGGTACTGATGTTATAAACTGTTCAACTGGAATTATTATACAACAATAAAAGGAATTTATAATGACAAGACTAATAACTATATTTTCATTTATACTGATAACTGCTTTAAGTGGGGATGTTTATGCAAACCAACCTCAGTTAGTTATAGAAGCTAATGCATCGCAAACAGATGATGTGATTATTATTCGTAATTCTGCATCGGCGGAAAAACTAACAATTAGTAAGGATGGGTTGGTTACCGCGACAGGACTTACTCTAGGAGTGACTCATAATATTACATGGGGAACTAAGACATTAGATCATGACGGTACTGACTTTGTATTTAATGATGATGTTGCAGTAGACGGCCTTAAATTAGGATCAACCGAATATATCACAATGGGGGTTGAGACATTTCGCCACGATGCAACGGATTTCTTATTCAGCGATACTATAGCAATTCCTGGTATTGTTTCTACTGCGGCAGATGGGGAACATGGAGCTAACTTTTCAAACTCTGGTGCACCTACTGGTGGTGAGCAGGAAACAGAAGGTGCTTTTACTTACAATAGAACTACTGACAAGCTGGAAGTATGGGACGGCTCAGACAGGAATAAATATTATATTTCTAATGAAGATGATGCAAATATCCGTTGGTTGATATTCAATCTGGTAGAAGCTGGAACCGATTGTGCGACAGCAACAAATATTGCAGGTGATTTTGAGTCACCGATTGCAGGAACAATATTGCAAAGTGATTCCTCTCCTTTTTACATAAAAGCCACAAATAGCACGGCGGGGATCAACACAGGGGTTGGATTGGTTGTAGATGTGAGTATTGGTGGTACCAGTATCATGACGACTAATAAGCTGGATTTTGCCACTACCGAAAAGACAACTACGACAGCAGCAACTAAACCTGATCTAACAACTACCGCCTTAGCAGTAGGAGATATAATCACAATAGATATTGACTCTATTCATGACGGCACGGTAGCAAAAGGATTAACTGTTTATATCCCAGTGAGGGAAAATTGATAAAAAAACTATTAATAATTATTACTATTTTATTTATTACGCCTTGTATGTGGGCGGCAAGTCCGGAAACATACCAAGATGCCGATGATTTATATCTAGAGGAACAAAACCCGACAACCGTCCGTGACCTTTTATATGTTTCTGTGAGAGCAGAGAGTGGGGGGTATAGAAAAAGAGCAATGCTTCAATTTGACTTTACTGCTTTGCCAGCAGGGGTAACTATTACAAATGCCACTTTTAGTATGTACTATTATCTCATAAGTGGGACTAATCCTGTAGGCCGGACATATAATGCAAGAAGAATTGTGAGGAATGATTGGGATCCAGCAGCAGCAGTATGGGATTATTACAAAGATACCACTGTTTGGTCAACAGCAGGAGCTGATAATACATCAACGGATGTTTCTAATACAGATTTGGCAACTGATACCGTCCCTGCCTCTTATGGTTGGATGGATTGGGACGTAACGAATATAGTTATAACAGAGCAAGCAGACAATGAGGTTTTGAACATCCAGGTTTATGATAATGATGAAATTGAAGGGTCTTATCTTCAAGCTTCATTTTACTCAAGCACATATGTAACTGATACGGCAAAGCAGCCAAAACTTGTAATTACTTATACTACTTCTGGGTCATTTATACCAACAATAGCGATATACTAATGATTAAAAAAATAATATTTTTGTGTCTGATATCTTGTACTTTATTGGTTTTGTGTCCGGTATTTTGTAGTTCAGTGGACGCAACTGATTATTATGTTAATAAGAGCATTGGAAGTGATTCTAATAATGGAACAGCAAATACAGGCGGCAGTGCATGGTTAACGATAGGGAAAGCAATTAGTGAAGCGGTGGCAGATGATACTGTATATGTCATGGCTGGTACTTATTATGAAACATTGGTTATGTCAGCTTCAGGAAGTTCTGGCCAGCCGATTACATTTATAGGCGAAAGAGACGGAATTGATTATCTCACAATTATAGACGGTAGTGATGATAAAGGTTCGGGCTGGGTGTATACCACCGATAGTGGATGGGGGTATGAAAAAAGTTATGAAAAAGATTGCGGTTACGATCCTATGTCTATGATGATAGACCACCCAACAGAATCAGGTGTAAGGGTGACGGTAGCAAAATGGTCTACTAACCAAATGGATGGTGTTGCTACTTTAAGCCAACAAAATGTTCCTGGTGTTATGACAAGGGGCGTGGATTATGAAGATTGTGACGAGACAGAGGTGGTATGGCCTGCTGGCGATCCTTTGTACGATGACACATGCGCTCCTATATTGTTTTGGGATGGCCCAAGCTCTTGGTTTGGCTATGACACCAGTGAGGACAAGGTGTATATGCGTATCTTAGATGGTGGAGATACTGATCCTAATAATAGGAATGTCCGGACTGATGATGGTAGGGGTGAGGGAGACGCTGGAGGAATTAACGGATTAGACCCTGGACAGGCAATTGAAATTGAATCACAGAGTTATATAACTATTTCAGATTTTGAAATAAGAGGGAGTCGGATTGGTGTGTTTATGTGGAGGGTTGATTCACATCATAACATAGTTGAAGATTGTTTGTTTTATGGTGGTATAGGTAGAGTCCAAATCAGCTTAGATGCTCATGATAATATTATCAGAAACAATACAATGTATAATGGTATGGAATCGTATGATGAATATCAACCACATCCATTTGAAAAGTACGCGTCTTTAACAACGGATGATTTGACAGAGTGGTATCAAATAGGTGTAGGACAAAACTATTACACTCGTATGAAGTATTGGGCTGGAGATAGTGAAGAGCAGAAAGGAGATTTTGGGATCTTCATTACTGGTGCAGGCGCAGGCAATGAGGCATCAGGAAACACTATCTATAATGGAAGTGTTGGCATCGCGGTTAATGATGTTAATGATGTATTGATTCATGATAATACAATTCACCACATGGTAAATCAGTGCGTATGGTTATTAGAAGATGCAACTAATATTCATGTGTATGATAACAACCTTTATGATTCTAATATATTAATAAGACTTCAAGACTTGGACAAAGGAGATTGTAGTATTTGGGTTTGGGGTAATACATTGTGGCAACCAAGATATAATGGTTCTATTTTTTATTTCCATACCGGAACAACTAATACACCGACTACCCATACAACAGCATGGTTTTATCATAACTCTATGGCGGGCGGTCACGGTTCTTGGGGGCTTACAGAATGGATAGACGATATAGGAGGAATGCCAAACTTTCACTTTATCAATAATGCGGTAAGTGGGATTGATTTTACATATTCATGGACTACTAATGAATTAAATGCATCTACTATAGAGACATTTGGATTCAACTGGTGTGGTGGTACTTTCAATAGTCTTACTCCTAACTGGATAAACGGAACCTCAGACAATATTGACGCGGGGGAAACTTTGATATGGGATGGGATATTGCAACCTGATTATATATTACCTGATGCTCATGCTGCGATAGATGCAGGTATTGATGTGTCAGCTAATTTCACAATAGATAGTATTGAATATACAGGCCCATTGCCAGGATACACAGGGGGTTATTTTGAAGGAAGCGCACCCGATATGGGAGCAGTAGAGCATATGGACGGCGCGCCACCTTCAAATCTTTCGGGTATGACAGGGACTATTAACGGAGCATTTAAATAATGGCAAAAGTATTTAGAGGATTATACGGCAGGTGATATGCAAGTTTTCAGGACTGATGCTACACCAGAGAGTGCAATCACAGGTTCAATCGGGGATATTGCCATAGATGGAACAAATGGAATTGGATATCTTAAAGCGTCTGGAAGTGCTTCAAGTAATGGATGGTCTGCGTTTGCTGGTATATCACTTTTTAAGTCATATTCACTTTCTAATCCTGGTAATGCAGGGACGTTTTATATAGGTGGGCATTATGCGTATGCTTCGGCAGATGCAAATTTGACAATCGGGGGGAGTGTGACGCAAACGTTTGGTACTGCGGGTGAATGTCATGCTGCTCATGCGTTTTGTGTTGCGAGTGGTGCAGGCGGTACGGATTTAGTATTAACGGTAACAGGTATTTCTATTAACGATGCAGGTACTAAAAACGGATCAGACTCAGAGGTAATTGTGGCTGATACAGACGCAGCCTCTACAAATCAATATTTTGAGACTAACAAAAAATGGTTAGGACAAATCACATATACATTGACAGGCTCTTCCGGTACTTTTGATTTTAATTATGGTTTTGTTAAATATGAAGATATCGGGAACAGGGGATTTACGATAACTGACTTTGAAGCAACGGGAGAAGCAAGGGCAAATGAATCAGGATTAAATATTGAGCTTTTACATCATGAGCCAACTGCATTCTTATATCACGCTTCTGCTTTTATCCCTAATCAAACCGCATTATTGAGCCTTGCAGCAGATCATGGAACCGATGGAGATGATGTATTAAGCGGACATGGTTTTGCTTATAAAAGGGCAGGGTTATCTACTTCTATTGACGGGGCAAATAGTGAGGGTTGTATAGTGCGAGTAACAACAGCAACAAATAATTCTATTAATGACGCAACTATTCATTTAGGTGTAATGATAACTTAAAAGGAGATTAGGAATGGCAGACGGAGATATAACAATAGAAAGGGTAAAACCTGACGGAGTAAAAGAAGAAATCAATTCAGTTCATTTTTACGCAAAAACTAAAATATGTAAAGTTGTTTATGATCAAATCGATGGTTCTGGAGATGTAGTTGGACAGACTAAAGATTTATTTCGTAATGTAGCTGATGATCCAGAGACACCAGAGGATGAATCCCTGACTGATTTCACGGCACTTATTAAGAAAATCAATAACGAGAGCAATCTTAAAAATAGTATTACAGAAGCAGTTTTAATTTTGAGATCACGATAATATTAGAAAGGAATAGGTTTTATGGGGAAGCAACAAGAGAAACAAGAGAACATTTCACTGGACGATAAGACACAGGAAATGATAAAGAATTTAGTCACAGGAACACAGAATCAAATAAAACAGATACAAAACCATTTACAAGAAAGACTTGGTTTGATTGTAGCGACTTATGTAAATGCCAAAGGAAAAGATGATCGTTATACAGTAAGTGAAGATTTTACTGAATTGATATTGTCACCATAGGATAAAGGGATTATTTATGGCATTGATTACGATTGAGTGGGGAGACACTCCTGATGTTGAGTGGAGAGACACTTCTGATGTTGTATGGGAAAATACGGAGATAGAGACCGCTCCTAGTTATAGATTGATGAAGAACCCCCTTACAAATAAGTATGATCTAGTTGTAAATAATATATTAGCATTACAAGCAAATGCAAACGAAATTGATCCTACAGGTGGTGGTGTAGTAGGACGCATACCGATAGTTATCAATGGTGTGACAAGGTATTTAGCTTATTATTAATTAACTTTAGTGGGAGGATTTAAAATGGAAGAAGAACAGACAGGTACAGCAGTTATAGAAGGTGAAGAGGGATCAACGGAAGAGAAGAATATTCTTTATCAAAACGAAGGAAAAGAGTCTACCGAAGATGAATCCGGTAACGAAGAGAATAAAGCAGAAGGGGAAGAAAAAAAGGATGATTCTCCGTCTGACTCAGGCGAGGTCATTGCTCCTATTACGGCAGAAGATATCACGTTTCCCGAAGATGTGAAGATTGATGCTGGTATACAGGATAAGTTATTAGAATTGATGAACAATAATGAAATGGGAGTAAAAGAGAAAACTCAGGCTTTGATTGATCTACAGCAAAGTATGTATGATACTCAAGTTGAAAATGCTAAACAGCAAAAAGCAGATCAAATTCTTGAATGGGAAAAAGAAGTATCCAGTGATAGAAGGTTCATTGGTGCTACCGGGGATAAGCTTGAAGAAACTTTGACGTTAGCAAAGAAGGGAATGGAAGTTTTAAATATAAAGGGATTACCGGAGTTAATGTCTCTTGAACAAACAGGGTTTGGTAGTCATCCGGTATTCGTTGATTTATTTACTGAATTAGGTAAGCGTGTAAGTGAGGATACGTTTAAAACTGGTGGGCTAGGTGGAAGTTCAGAGCCTAAACCAGATAAAGAAGTGTTGTACGGGAAGAAGTAAAATTTTACCAGTGGCGATAATAAAAGGGCAATAATAAAGGAACACGGTCTGGTGGGGCCACTAACCTACTATTCCGTGTCCTTTTTATTGCCTGATTCTCTAATTAGGAGGAATTTATTATGGCAACTGTAGGAACATCTTATCTGACAATAGCAGATCAGATTAAGAGAAGAGACCCAGACAATAAAATTGCGCGGGTTGTTGAACTGCTAAACGACACAAATGAAATAATGCAGGATGCTGTTGTTATGGAGGGTAATACCCAGACAGGGCATCGCACTACAATGCGTAGTGGTTTGCCTACGGTGACGTGGAGGAAGTTGTATGGTTACACTCAACCAACGAAATCGACCACTGTACAGGTTGATGACACGGCTGGAATCATGGAAGCGTATTCATTTGTTGACGAGGACTTGGCTGAACTTAGTGGTGACGTTGCAGCATTAAGACTTTCAGAAGATGCACCATTTTTTGAAGCAATGAATCAGGAATATGCCCAAACCTTGTTTCGTGGGAATACTGATACTGACCCGGAAGAGTTTCTTGGATTAACACCAAGGTTTAACGCTCTAAGTACAACCGAAGGTAATTCTGGTACTCAGATTATTAATGCCGGTGGTTCTGGAACCGATAACCTTTCAATGTGGCTTCTTAAATGGGGTGAGAATTATCTGCATATGTTCTACCCAAAAGGAACTACAATGGGATTACAACATACTGACATGGGCAAGGTGACAGAAACTGATTCCAATGGTGGTAAGAGAGTAGGCTATCAGACTCAATATAAATGGAAAGTTGGCCTTTCTGTAAGAGATTACAGACACATTGTAAGGATTGCGAATATTGACAAAAGCAAACTTGCAACGGCAGAGTCCGGTTCAGATACTTCTGCCGATCTTATTAATTTCATGATTGAGGCGATGCATCAGAAGATGGAAAATCTGACTGGTGGTAAGCTGGTATTCTATTGTGGGCGTGAGGTTTATACTGCCTTGACTAAGAAAGCAGTTGCAAAGGCTAATGTGAATCTGACATTTGAAGATTTTGGCGGTCCAAATAGAGTAATGGCTTTCCAGGGTATTCCAGTGAAAAGGGTTGACGAACTTTCAACAGAAGAAACAACAGTAGCGTAATTTATTTTGTAATGATTATCCTTTACAGGAGGAAGAGTAATGATTCTAGATTTAGAAAATCTATTTAGTAATAATCAAGACCTTGCGCAAACTGCGGCGGCCTATGATTCAACTAATGTAATACAGTTGCCAAAAAGAAGTTCTCTTGGTGAGCCTCTGCATTTGTTAATACAGGTAACAGAGACATTTGTAGGAGCGACAGCGACAATGACGATTGATGTCGAGACTGATGACAATGCTGCATTTGCATCAGCTACGACTTTGGCATCAACGGCGGCAATTGGGGTAGCGACCTTAGTTGCAGGGTATGAATTTACCATTCATTTTGTTCCAAGGGCAGATGAAGGCTTTCTCAGGTTGGAATATACTATTGGAACGGCTACAACTACGGCTGGCAAAATAACTGCTGGTCTTGTGTTTGGCAATCAGACTAATAAGATATTGAATCCGCCTGCGTAACCTGGCGTAACTTAATATTTATAGTAGAGGGGGTGAATTGTCATTCTCTCTACTATTTTTAATCTTTGTGGAGAATTAGTAATGAAAGTAAAAGTGGTTGCAAGGAAGTATTCTTACGAGAGCAAAGTTTTTAAAGAAGGATCGGTGTTTGAATGGGATATAGAAAAATACCCAAAAATGACGGCTGCGGTTGAGAAAGTTGGCAGTGATATTAAAGAGGTTATTCCGGTTGAAAAAAAACAAGAGACTATGACTCTTAATGAAATGGCGAAAAAGAATACGCCTAAAGTAAGCACTCCAAACAGAGGCAAACAATGGCAAGTGAAATAGACATATACAATTTAGCGTTATCGAATATTGCGGCAAAGGCATTTGTTAATTCATTAACGGAAGATAGCAATGAACGTAAATATTGTAGTGCTAATTTCGATACAGCTTTGAATACGGTATTAGAAGATCATGATTGGGGTTTTGCATCTGCGTTTGATGATTTGGTTGAATTAAAAAACATCAACAGTGACGTTCCCCCACCTTTACCTTGGCAGTATGAATATACATATCCTTCTGAGGCGATATATGCAAGGGAAATAGTAAGAGAATCTTCCCAAGAAAAAGAGATACCGTTTGCTCTTGGCTTAGATGATGCAGGAACAGGGAAGGTAATCCGCACAGATAAATATCAAGCAAAATTACGCTATACCAAAGCCATTACTAAAACCTCTTTACTCTCTTCAAGGGCGGTAGAGGCGATAGGGTGGAAATTATCAACAATGATAGTGATTTCTTTAACTGGAAATTTAGAATTAAAACAAAATGCTGAACAGTCATATTTACGTGCCATTGATGCGGCAAGGGCATCTGATTTCAACGAAGGGGTAATTCGAGAAGCACCTACTCCTGAATCAATAACATCGAGGACATAAAAGCAACCTTAAATGATTATGAAAATTGCAACCGACAATATGCCCTTAGATACGTTTTTGGTTGATAAGGCATCAAAGCATTTCCAAAATGGTAACTACCAGGAAGCAAAGAAACTGTTATTGGAAGTTCCCCTTGATGCAGATGTTTCTCATAGACTTGCTGTTATTTGTTTTATAATGAAGCAGAGCGAAGATACGGAAAAGTATTGCCGATCTTTACTTACACTGAGGCCCGACTTTCTTGAGGGATATAAGCTTTTGATTCTCGCTCTTGTATCTCAAAACAAAAATGAAGAATTACTAAAAACCTATAAAGAGGTTACTGAGAAGTATCCAAAAGATGAAAATATACTACATTGTTATTTCTGGACACTAAATCAGTTATGTTATTGGGGCGAATATGAAGAACTATCTTCTCGTCTTGATGTCTTTTCAGAAGAGCAAAAAACTGGCAAGTTAGCAGAATCCCCTTTTGAGAATTTAGCAAGATGTAGTGACGAGGACAAAAATTATGCTGTTGCAAAATCTAGGAGCCGTGAAATATTCAAGCACACTTTCGGTTTTGACAGACCGCAGACAAAGGCAATAACTATTGGATATTTGTCGGATAGTTTCAGGAATTACCCTTCTGCTCATTTGACTATAGATTTATACAAGCAGCATAATAGGGCAGATTTTAAAGTTAATTGTTATTCTTTTGGTGAAGATGACGAAAGCTATTATAGAGATAAGATTAAGAGCGATTGTGATAATTTTGTCGATATACGAAGAATGAGTGATAGAGATGCAGCAAAGCGTATTAGTAGTGATGGTGTTGATATTTTGGTTGATATGAAAGGGTACACTGAAAACCATAGAGCGTCAATAAGTGCCATGCGTCCTGCACCTATTATGGTCCGGTGGTTAGGTATAGCAGGAACTACTGCTTCACGGTTTTTTGATTATATAATTACAGATAAGATAGTGACACCTCCTGATGCACAGGAATATTATAGCGAGAAGTTTGTTTATATGCCTGACTGTTACCAGATTAATAGTAGGAATCAAAGAATCTCAGATAAAGAATATAGTCGGGCTGATTTTGGTCTACCGGAAAAAAGCATTGTTTTTTGTTCTTTTAGTCAAGGATATAAAATTGAGCCGGTAATGTTTAATGTATGGATGAATATATTAAGGCAAGTGCCTGGTAGCGTATTATGGTTAATGGCAGAAGGTGTAAAGACAGAGAACTTAAAAGCGGAGGCATCTGTAAGGGGAGTAGACCCTCGCAGGTTAATATTTGCTGAATGTTTGCCAAAGGAGGAGCATTTAAAACGGTTAGAGCTTGCCGACATAGCCATGGATACACGGATTGTCAATGGAGCCATAACGACTTCTGACGCCTTGTATGCAGGTGTTCCATTAATAACACTTCTTGGTTCTAATTTTTCATCACGCATGAGTGCAAGCATTCTTACTGTATTTGGGATGCCCGAGTTAATAACTGGAAATATTTCTCAGTATGAAAAGAAATTGGTAGAGTTGGCGGTTAATCCTGATCTATTGTTAAAGACAAAGGAATGTGTTCTTGCTAATCGCCTTACGAGTCCCCTTTTTGATACGCCTCGTTATACGAAAAATATAGAAAAGGGTTATAAGGAAATGTGGGAAATATATATGAATGGTGAATTACCTAGACAAATAGAAATAAAAGAGAAAGGATTTAGAATTTGCCGGTAGACAAACAACTATCATTTACTGCGGGAGAAGTAACACCTTCTATATATGGCAGGGCTGATCTTCAAAAGTTCGACTCTGCGTGTAGGACTCTAAAAAACATGGTTGTTCATGTTGAGGGTGGTGCGAGTAATCGGCCAGGGTTGGAATTCATTGGAGCCGCAACTGATAGTTCTAGAATTTCAAGGTTAATAAAGTTTAGGTTTAATACTGAGCAGGCATATATTCTTGAATTCAGTCATTTGTCTTTCAGGGTAATAAAAGACGAAGCTTATGTATTAAATACACCTGTTAATATTACCGCTACCACACAGACAATTCCTGTAACTGTAACCATTGGAGCGCATTCTTTGGCTGTCGGGCAGCAAGTGTATATTAAAGACATTGTAGGCATGACAGAACTGAACAATAAATGGTTCAGAATCAGTGGAGTGACAGCAACTACTATATTGCTTGAAGATATATTTGGTGATGTAGTAAATGCGTTTCGATTCGATGCTTATATCTCTGGTGGTACTATTGAGGCGGTTCCTGTATTTACTACCGTGTTTACAGAAGATTCTCTTGCTTTATTAAAGTTTACTCAAAACGCAGATACAATGACAATCACTCACCCTGATTTTGACATATATAATATTACCAGAACTGATCATGATGTATGGACGGTAGCTGTTGCAGATTTTTCACCTCAAGTTGCTGCACCAACTAACGTAACGGTAGGAAGAAGTTCTCCTTCCCCTGGGGCAATCAGGTCTTATCTAGTAACTGCAATAGATGATCTTACTGACGAAGAAAGCCCCCCTTCTAATACTTATAGCAAAGATCATGATTTAGCAGGTGACGTTTTAAGAAGGAATACGGTGACATGGGATAATGTTGCTGATGTTACTTGGAATATCTATTGTGACGATCACGTTTCAAATGTCTTTGGCTTTATAGGGTCCGCGTCTACAAATTCATTTGAAGATAATTTCATTTCTCCGGATTACGGTCTAACTCGTCCGGAAGCAAGAACACCGTTTACCGGGGCAGATAATAAGCCAAGGTGCTTAACATATCACCAACAAAGAAGAATATACGCAGGTATGACAAACAATCCATCTACATTTATTACAAGCAGAATAAAATTATTTGAGAATATGAATGTATCTTCAATTTCTCAAGCTGATGATGCAATCACATTTAATGTGGTATCGAGTGATGTAAACGAAATCAGAGATATAAAATCACAAAAAGATTTGTTTTTATTTACTTCATCGGGAATATTCAGGGTGATTACTGGCGATACTCTTGCATTCACATCTACTAATATTGCATCAGAAGAACAAGAATCATGGGGTGTGAGCAATGTAAGGGCGATTAAAATAGGACAGTCTCTTTTATATGTTCAAGATGGTGAGAGAGTTATTCGGGATTTACAAGAATCGGTTGAGCTTACGGGCTTTTCCGGTGACGATTTAACAGTACTTGCAAGTCATTTGTTTGAGGATAGGAAGATTGTTGAATGGGCTTATGCCAGGGACCCTGATAATATGATCTGGTGTGTAATGGATGACGGAACTGTAAACGCATTGACGTATTTAAGAAAGCAGCAAATATGGGCATGGACACATCATGTTACTGATGGGTTATTTAAATCTGTTGAAACTATACCAGAGAATACAAGGGAGTA